GGAGTACCAGTGTGAATGCCGGCGTCCGTAACCTAAATCAAGACGGTAATTATTCCCAGTCTACACAGAGTGCTTGAGGGGCATCAACTATTGCCAAATCGCGATTGGTAACCACGCGATTCATTATTTCTAAACAATCGACCAAGCCGAAGGTCACACCATAAGCATCCATCAAGAATTCCCTAGTAACATCCTCGCTGCAAAGGACGGTCTCTTCCAAGATCGACTTTTCGAGCGATTCAATGCTGGGAATACCTGATGTGCGGGTAAACCAACTGACCTCATCGATGGACAACAATGCCTTGTCCTCCTCCATACCGTAACGTTCCAAAAAGATATCCCTTAATAACGGAAAATGCCTAAACTCGTAAGCGTAGCTCAACGCCTTACCAGCCATGTATGCCGAATCCGATAAAGACGGATTTGGTGATACACGTACATTAAACCTGGCCAGCGCTTTGCCTAGTTTTGGCATCATGCAAGGTACATCTACATCCACACATATGCGTCTGCTTAGGAGAGTCGCCTCTCCTTGTAGCTGTGGACAAGCAGCAGTAAGCTTCATCTTGGAGTGGACCGCTATCCACTCCTCGATTCGACTCTTTGACACTGCAAACTTGTGCATCCCCAAGTAATCATCACCCAAGATGACTGCCGAAGCACTGTTTCCAGACTTAACTGCAAAAACAGACTCGTTGGTTGCGTTCCACACGCTGTTGCGTGGGGTGGTTATCGTCGTCCCGGTGGGCAGCTGGTGGCTCAGCTGCGCACGGTGTCCAAACTCAAGGTTCACAGTCTTAAAATGCCGCATGTCGATTAACAACTTGCGGAACCAAGACGGTGCCCCAACAACTTCGCAAAACTTATCAAAGACAACGCTTGCACCTTTACGTTGCCTGAGATCATTCGCACTGAAGTCAGCCTCAAAACACTCGGTATACCCATTTTCCTGGGCGTCCCGGAGATATTGGGCCAATTCTACGTCTTGACACTTGTATGCCATCTTATAGTGAATTGGTCCCAGACTAGTCCTTGAAAAACACTCCACAAGACGTTCGCAAAGTACCATTGCTACAGGTCCTGTCAAAGCGTTAAAGTGGTCGTTACCGGCGTAAATTAACCGGGGCGCCCACTTGTTGTCGTAACGCTTAAGGAGTGATTCAACCTTTACCGAAAGAGTTTTTGTGCCGAGGTAGTCAGGATCATCCTCGCATTCGAAAAGCTCCAAAAAGGCTTTACGCATGCGGGCTTGCTTTGGCGGATCCATCTTACTCAACCAACGATCAAAAACTGACTCGTCTACATCAAATGTTTCGAAGTCGACCCGCTTAGCAACACCGTCCCATAAGGACAGCGCTGTGCGCATGAACTCGGGCGTGCAATCGTCATCTTTATCGGGCTGGGAGTTACTGCGTTTATCAAACGCGGCCAGATAAGATTCGAAAGACTTGCTGGAGGTGACAACAGGGATCGCGCCCTCGATGATAGGACCAACTTGGTTAAGTGGCCCCGCAACCTCAAGATCAAGGTTGGCAGCAAAATCATCAAATGACTGGGGCACTCTAGGCACGTAGTCCCTAACAGGGATGACGTGCAAATGCCCATGTTGTTCAACTACCTCGTCGAATTCATCACCATGGTGACGGGCAACCTCATAATCCACACGGGCGCCCCCAGGTTTCAACCTATTACGGTTGGC